AACTGGCATTCTTTGTGTGCCATACTCGTAATGACACCACGTTCTTAAACTTAATCCTAGTTTTTTGGATAATTTTGCCTGACTCAGGTTCAACGCTTTACGCAAATCGTAAACCTCTCCCTTCGTCAGGTCTGCATACCCATAATCAGTTCTCTTCATTGGCTTTCCTTTCGTTCATGTTTACCAAAACTTTGTTTTTTATCATGTCTGCAATCAATTCGTCTTTGTTTCCGTAACGATACGCTTCTCCGTTCCAATCACAACAGGCATTGGCTATGCTCTTAAGCATTAAAGGCATCTCCAAACCACGACACATTAATACAGAACATATCTCCTGGACTAGATGATTGTCATTTTCAACATCAAACTCCTTTATCTGAGATAATCTCAATCTATATGTTGTCATATTTACCTCACTTCACACTAAATATAGTATTGATTGCATAAAAGTGCAAGATTTTTTTGTGAAAAATTTTTTTGAGGTCGTGTTTTAAAAACATGGGGGTCGTTTGAGGTGAAGTTGGTGTACAGATTTTTTTGCAAAAATATATATATTTTGGTGTGTACCATGGGTATACGGTCCCGTTTTATATAACAATATCAATGACTTAGGAAAAAAAAATAACCTAGTAAATTACTAGGCTATTTTTCGATTTTCGATTAAGGAAATTAATTTAATTGCCTTATTCTCTCATTTAAATCTGCGAGAGTTTGATTATCTAGACCTGCAATAAGTTCACTAGATGCAACATTTTCATTATTAAATGTTAAAGTATCACTTGGAACCTCAACAGTTTTATTGATCAATATTTCATAACCATTGTCAGCATGATCTATTGATTGACCATACCTAACATTAAATTCTTGTTGATTATGAGTAACTACAAATGGATCATAATGTTCATTACGTCTAATTTCTGAAATAGTACGTCTAACTGATTGAGCATTATTAATGTTGCAATGTTGCATAATTTCTCTTGTTGATCTAACTTGACCACGGCAGAAAGCCCATAGTTGAGATTTGGTAGTATTTGCTGAACGTCCTATATAACTAGGGCTTGTAAGCTCTTGTTGTACTGTATGGGCTTTAAATCTCTTTTGAAGGCTATGATCAACAATATTAGATAAAAACTTAAACCATGTTATTAGTTTTCTATATTCTAATGTTCCACCATGAGACCTAAATTCAATAGTTTTTTTAACATTGTAATGATTAACATTTAGAGCAGAATATTTATAACTACTTGCTCTATGATTAAATACTTGTCTTAAACTTTCAACAGTAGGACGAGCTCTTAATATTTCTTCAGGTGTACTTGGATACCTACAAAAGTATCCATCCCTTCTAGACCTTGCAATTGTCTTGTTATAAAAATCTATATGTGTGGATAATCTAAAACCAATATCTTTAATTACATCTAAAGGTATTTGTTTATTAACTACGAATAATTGTGATAAGTTACTAGGTTTTTCTAAGTAATGATCGTAATTAGCATCATTAAATTGTGCTTTCATCTCAATACTTTTCCTAGTGAATTGCTCATTTGTTAAACTAGGTAATATTGGTAATGTTGAAATATGAACATGACTAGAGCATTCAGTATTAACAAAACTATTGTTATCAATTGCAATTTTAAAACAATCTTTTAAATAATCCCATGCAACATTACAATCAGCAAGAACTGGTAAATCCATCTCAACATCTGCGTTACTACCGTCAGGTTTAAAAGTTAGACCTTTAACTGGTGTTGATAGTCTAGAATTAATTCTATTAAATTGTTGCCAAGTTACTCTTGTATGATTTGTGCTATGATTTGTACGATTGTTAAATTCAGGTTCATAGCCAAAAGCAAATCTAGAATTGTTATTTATGTATTTGAATAGGTCTTGCATGATTTTATCCTTTCCATTTTGTAAATCATAATTTTATAATATATAGTATTCATTACATTGCAACAAAAAAATATCCTTTAAAAACAATGACTTAGAAAATTAATTTTTTGCAGCAAAAATTGTTCGTAAATAGGTAATAAAAATCTTTAGCAGCAGGTGGTTCAGGAGGCAGATGGCAGCGAAGTCCGATCCCCGACCTGCCCGATGCACCTGCTGCCCGATCACCAGTACGAACAATTGTTCGCACTGCAGCAGGAAAAAAACCCAGATCGGTGAAGATCTGGGCTTTTGCCTAGGAGACCCTTAAGCCCATTGCCTGCCTCCGATTTTTTGTCGGATCACGCTAGGCTTTTCGCATTCACGGAAACTCTCGATGATTGCTTGGTCTATGTGTCTATCGATGTCGCCATGATAGAACTTATCCCAAGCACCCTTCAATCCATTCCTGATAGTTCTGACGTACTCAGGATTCGGTACATGGAATCCTTTGTAGTTCATAACATAAGCGAATCCCTCGATGTCATCGCCCTGACACTCTTGGTAACCTGTTACCTGTATCTTGCTGTACAATGATGGGAAGCTCTCAAACTTATCAAGGGACTTCTCACAATCCTTTGTTATCTCCCATATGACACAAGGAACATCTTTCCAATAGTTGTTAGCTGGTACAATGTCTGCAACGTTATTAAACTTTAGTTTATAGTTGCTAATGTGTCCTGGGCTAATCATCTTGGCTTTTGGACACCTCCACGCCATATGATCTTGATTGGTGTTAGCACCATATGCAAAATAAATCTTTTTCATAATCTTTCTCCTTTGGCTGAAATTGATTTAATATAAATATAGTATTGATTACTACATAAGTCAATATCTTTTTTTATTTTTTTTGATGAGTGATGAGCGATGAGCGATGAGTGATGAGTGATGAGTACGAACAATTGTTCGTAAACAGCCATTAAAAAAGGCTGGGAGAACCCAGCCTGTTTTTGATTAACCTCTTATTATTTCTAGTCTGTTGTTTAAAGAAAAGTTTACAAAGTTCCTGAAGTTATTATGTATTTCTTTTTTCTGATCTATATCTTCAGTTGAATTATATTTTTTAACAAAAGAATTATACATATTAATATCAAGTCTTTTGGCTAAGTAATCGTTTTTAGTTAAGTATTGTAGCTTCATATCGTATCTCCTTTGGCTGATATATTTATATAGTAATCATTACTACAACATAAGTCAACTCTTTTTTTTATTTTTTTTACATGACCAACTCCAGATATTTAATAGTCAGCAGGATCTGGATAGTGCAGTATTTTTACGAACAATTGTTCGGTTACAGGATAAAAAAGAAGCTGGGCTTCTAACCCAGCTTCAGCTCCTCCCTTCTATATCAGATGATTTATCGGCAATTCTTTAGAATCCCTTATCTCCTCCCAATGTATTTCATCCCCTTCGATTAAATCTTTAATATATGATTTTATTTCTTCACGAGTTGTGTCTTCGTGATCGAACTCAAGAGTTATTACTACTTTTTTCATTTGCTACCTCCTTAAAATGGTATGATTATTACGACTGCACTCACAACTGCGAAAAAGGTGATGGACTGAGCCACCACCAACGCTACCTCCCACTTAGTCATTATCTTCCTCCTCAGGCTCTTTATAGAATATAACGACACATTCTATTTCTTTACTATTTGGATTTTTACCATAACTCCAGTTCGTATGACCTACTATTTGATCACAACATTCATCTATTGCGTCTGAATTATACTTAGTCATTCGCTACCTCCTCTTCCTCATCTTCGTTTTGATTGACTTCCTCCTCTATTGCGTCAAGGTAGTTATCGACACTTTTAAAGTAAGGAACTTGACCATACATATCGAGATCCTCCTTTGTGCCATCACTCCAATGTATTATTATATCGTAGCCTGATATTGTTTTTCTCATTTTTATCTCCTATTGGCTGATTAAATATATTTATATAGTAATCATTACATAATATAAGTCAACAACTTTTTTTTATTTTTTTTTATTGACATGTTTTGTAATCATTGCTATAAATATATTATTCTTAAATATTGAATGAAGAGCCGAGATTCCTTTCCATTATATTCTCGGCTCTTTTTTTATTCCAGGGACAACTACGAACAATTTCAGCAGGTACAGCCCAGCTCACCTGCTTCGCTGCGACTACGAACAATTGTGCGTAGTTTCCCCTGGGCAGGTGAAGCAAAACCTGTAAAACCTTTACCTGAGTGGAGGCAAAAAAAAACGGAGCCAGCCGAAGCTGACCCCGATAAAGCCCGATCCCGATTGGGGGGGATTACCCCCCGATCTCTTCATCTCTTTTTAGCTGCTCGATTAATTCTTCATCAAAATCATCTGAATCTACATCTTCAGGATGTCTGATGCGAGAGTAAGGTGCTTCCTTTCTCAAAGGATTACCCCACTTATCGTACTTACCCCAGAATGGATTGACATGCCAAACATCATTGCCTGTAGCGATGTAAGCTCTATCAGGATTTCTAGCCCCAATCTCTCTAGCCTCGAATCTATCCCAATCTTGAAGTGATGCGTATGTGAAATCTTCTTCCATTTTTCTTTCCTTTCCTGTGTTGTTGTGGTCTCAGTATAGTAATGATTACAACAACTGTCAACAACTTTTTTAATTTTTTTTCAGCAGCAGCAACCTGCGTATAAAAGCGAACAATTGTTCGGAGTCCACGCTGCATGCGTTACCTGCTGGAACCAAATACTGAACCAGCACAAAAAAAATCGGGAGCAGGTGAGCCCGACCCCCGATTAATTCCGAACAATTTGCCCGATTAGTTTGTACGATAAAGGTAGAAGTCACCCTGTTCGTTTTCGTTGCCGTCATATCCAGCTAGAAAGTGACCCCTTCCGTCTATTCTAACTGCATCTTCTACGAAGTCATCAAAGTTTTTAATAAGTTTAAGCAAGGCTTCATTTGCTGACTCGCAAGATTCTTGCAACTTTTCAATAACTACTTGATCTATGCAAGAATGGTCTGCTAAAAAAGTTGGATTGAATGCCCAAACCGTTTCCTTGATGTACTCTTTTACTTTGTCATCTGCTTCGTCATCAGTTAAAACCAAATATTCTTCATTTGCGAAAGTATAATAATTATCTGGTGTATGAGTGATGCCCTTTGCGTCATGGTCGTTAAGCTCCATATGCTGAGCTACTGCTTTTGCTTTTTCTTTATCCATTTTTTTCTCCTTTGGCTGAATGAATATATATAATATATAGTAATGATTACAACATGTCAACCAGTAAATTAATTTTTTTTATTTTTTTTCACGCTATGTATCCTGCTGCCCTGGACCTGCTGCCGTGTGAGTTCGAACAATTGTTCGGAGTCAGTCTGGACGCAGCAGGTATCGCCTGGTACAGCACGGCTGCCTGACCTGCAGCGTCACCTTCTCGAACAATTGTGCGTGTTCACGCCTGGACGCAGCGAGTCCCGATCCGATTCACTCCCGATCCCTGGAGGCTGCGTCACCTGCCTGGACCCGAAAGCAGACAATTGTTCGGATTCACCAGCAGGTACACCAGGCAGCAGACCCGATTCCGATCATCTACCTGCTGCTGTCACCAGGCAGGACCCTGAACCCGAACAATTGTGAGCATTCACCCCTGGAGGCAGGGCTGGAGCCCGATCCGATCCCGATCACCTGCACCTGAGTACGAACAATTATACGCATTGGCAGCGAACAGGAGCCCGATCCAGCCTCCCGATCCCGATCCTACTGGAAATTGTTCGGCAACTCCGTCACCAGACGCAGCAAGTGCAGACCCCGATTAGCCCACGTTTAGCTATTTTTGCCTATCTTTTTTGGGTATGTATGGGTGGCGTTGGCTTTTTTCATTCTTTCCTGTGCTTTTCGTTGCAAATTGTCCAGTTCAGCCAATATATCTTCCTTTGTCATGCTATCAACTTTCTCATGTAGCACATGAGCCTTGTTTATAAGCAATCCTGAAGCCTTTAAGCGTAGTTCTTCAGCCCGAATAGCTTCACCATATCTTTCCCGATCATAAGCCTCGTTACGGATCTTTAAAAGATCCCGAAGAGACTTATCTAGCGTTACACCAAACCTAGACCTATTCTCCTCGTACATCTCCTGTAATCGCTCCTGAACAACTTCGTTACGAAGTAACCTGACTGCATCTACTGATGGATTACTGTACCCAGCCTGTCTTGCTGACGCAGTTTGTGTCATATCCTTATGAACAAAGTTATCTAAAAAATCCTGTTGACGCTGAGTCAATCTTTTAAGTCCTTTTTCTCTTTGTTCCTTCGGTAAATTTTCGCCTACTCTTGGCATTAGCTTTTACTCCTTGTCGTTACGTTATTGGGATAGGGGGTGGTGGTTACTTACCACCCCCCTATACCCCCTATAGGGGGGGAAGTTCGGTAAGTTGGTAAGTTTCAATAAAATCAATGACTTACAGGGCATAAAATACTTACCAAGGCATTTGGTAACCTGTGTAAGTAAGTATAATTTACCAAATAAAATCAACAACTTACAACTTACCCTCTAATCTACTTACCGAGTAAGTTGGTAAGTTGGTAAGTAGTTCGTCATAAATGCGAACAATTTTCGGGTCGCTGGTACACCTGTACCAATTACCCATTTGTGTTTGTTTGTAGTCCAAAGCCCACAGTGCTTTTATGAAAGCATATTCACATTCGAAGCAATGTGACTTCGAACAATTCTGATAATGCAGCATGCTTATATCCATTTTTTGTGCTAATCCAAAGTGGACAAAACAACTCATACAAATACTTTTTTCCATAAGTGGGAATGCCATACCACGAACAATTTCTTCATTGCAGTTGCAACAGGTTTTACCTTTAGCTTTCATTTTACGACCTCAATGTACATTTTGGTTGAATAAAAATCTTCTCAGGCACACTACCAAACTCTTGGCGTATTCTTATCCTTAAAAGATCCATAGAGAATTCCAAATCGTCCTGACAATCTTCTATACTATGATATTTAACTTGACTCTCATGCCACATACAACGAGTTAATCCGTCACTATTTTCAGTGGCTGAGATCCAAATCACACAAATATAAACAATCATCTTCGACATAGCTTAACGACCTTTACATATATCTTCTCAAACAAAGACAACTCCCTAGTGGGAGTTGCATTGTTTATATGTATTATGAGATTCCTCATAAAGATATCATTAAACTGCGACTTGTTCTTCATTGTCTCTGTGGCAGGGATTCCATCTTTGTTGGATTTCCCTACTTTCCTCTTGATTAACACCATAAGACGATAGAGCATTCGCCATGACACGATCTGCCGTATCTGTCCAAACTTTTGCATTAAGCATTGCCCAAATCCATGCACCAATTTCTCTCTCCTTTACTGTATTATTATAGGATTGATTGTCGCCCATTATATGTCCAATTTCATGCAAAGCAGACACATAGTAACCAGTATTCTTAGTTGGTCTTATGTGGATATGCTTTTGACCTGGATTAGCATAATATCTAGGTATGTCATCATCTAATGATTGATAAGTGACAGTTATGCCATAATCTGCACACAACTGCTGAATATGTAATGCCATATCAATACGTCTAACCAATGGTCTCATATTCTTGCTCCTCTCGTTTTATTTCATCACGAACATATTCTACCCAATGTTCGCCATGAGATTGTTTAATCTTAGCAATGGCTTGTTCATTTGTCATGCCATCAAAATTAAGATAGGAGTAAAACTCTTCCATTACTCCTATCATCTGATCTTTATATCTACTCACTAAAACCTCCTTGCTCCTTTGGAGTGTTAAGACAATACTGAGCATGTTCTTTAGGCATATATTGTGTATACCTGTCGAAAGGTTGAATGATACCATCTTCTTTACAGATCGCACCAACATACCATCCTGCTGCAGATGCCATAACAATTGGCTCTGAAACTTCTATCTCTTGACCATAAAAATTCTTCTTAGAAAACTTTATGTCTTTAACGTCTTTAATCATTTCCATCTACTTGCTCCTTTTAAAATGATAGTTATTTATATTCATAGATAGCAATGATTGCATAGGTAGTCAAGCATAAAAATAAATTTTTTTATAAATCGTCAATAATATTTCTTGAAAAAATTTGTGTAGGTTTTCTAATCACACGACCATATTCAATTTCATTTACAGCCCTGGGGTCATCTTCGAATAATTGTTCGGACTCATCTGCTGTAGATTTTCGTTTAAGTATTTTTTTTGTATAGGCACGAAGAGCATTATAATCTCTTGATTGTTTAGAGTATCTGCCCTTTTTAGACATTATCTGTTGCTGTTGATGCCTCGTATTCGCCACGAGACATTACGCCATCTACTGTGCCAAGCCACTTACGACCTCCCGATGTGGAAAAAGAATACTTCCCGATACGAGCTTCTCTGATAAGTTCCCGAACAATTCCATCAATGCTTCTTTGTGTAAGGTTATTCAAGACCTGTGGTGCATCGTGATCTGATGCTAATCTTTGTCCTATTGCATCTGCTCCTGACTGTTGTGTCAAAGCTCTGCCCTCCCTCTCACAGGTTGCAATCCAAGCAAACAGAGCATCTTTCTTAATCTCTCTGTTTGTACCAGAGTGTAATCGTTTGATCTCCTCTGTCTTGTCTTCTAATAATCCAGAGTAACTATTTCTGACGAAATGTCTAATGTTTCTGTTAGCAGGTCCGTTACTTTTTACGACTGCACCATCAAAACATCTATTTCTTTCATACTCTGTCCCGATATCCATGCAACGTCTACGACCTGTAGCCTCATCAACTTGCCACAATGCAAAGGCACATCTAACACCATCAACAAGTGCTGACGTACCACGAATAAGTAACCTTGCTTGTTCAGGAGTATTGATAATTGTATCATCTTTAACCTTAGTCATATG